AGCTTGTCGCAGCTTGCCGCGGTGCTGATCGGCGGGCCTGTTGGCTTTAATGCGGCGCTGACGGCGCATCCGTGGATTGTTCGGGCATGGAAACGAAAGGAGTGGAAGGATGGGGCTTGATGTTCTATCGGAAAGGGGAAGGAAAGCGGTCGAAGATGCGCGCGTCGGGCTTTCCTATGTCGGCCGGCAATACGTTGAAACCCCGCAGGAAACTTCGGCCGATATCGACGGGTTTTTCCTGAGCCGCGACGGGCGGTCGATCAGCGCGGCATTCGAGGCAAAGGCGCGGGAAATGTCTTTCCAGCAATTGCGCGGAAATTTTGGAAACGAATGGATTCTGACATTTTCCAAAATGGAAAGGGGCGCAGCAATCGCCCGGGCGCTTTGCGTCCCATTCGTCGGGGTCTGCTATCTGATCCCCGATGAAGTCACGCTGGTGATCACCATCGCGAATTCAAAGGGCGAAATCGTCGCGGATTATAGGATCAAGGAAACGCGAACGCAGGACAATTGCAACGGCGGATCGGTGATCCGCGAGAATGCGTTCATCAAGATGGACCGCGCGCGGATTTATCGCCGCGCGGATTTCATATGGTGATCAAACCAGCGGGATCGTCAGGTTGTGCTTTTGCAGGCTGGTGATTCCATCCCGCTGCGATTCAAGTTCGATGCGGATCGATTCAGGCCGGTCGCCTGCAGGGATTGAGAAAGGCGCAGCGGGCGGCGTGAACGCTGCCGTATAGACCGCGCTCCTGATGAACCGCAGTTCATCCAGCGACCCATTAAAAAACGCATCGACATTCAGGTCGGCGCGCCCACCAATTTTTATGCCTTCGGTCCCCATCAGGGTGAATGCAGTGCTGTCGGTCACGTTTTGCTTCAGAACCCCGTCAAGAAAAGCGCGAAGGATGGTGCCCGATCGGCTGAATGCAACATGATGCCAGTTTCCGTCATTAACCGGATCAACTGTTGAAACAAGAACTGCGGTCCCATCAGGCGCAGCAAGGCTTATCGCGTTCGCGTTCAAATCGACCCCAGTTCCACCAGAATGCCAGATTTGCAAACCGCCAACGCCATTCGTTGAACTCCGTGGCGCGATGATCCTGCGGAATACAGTGGCGCCGGTCGCGTCGAGAGTCGTCATTATCCAAAATTCGATAGTGAAATTTCCGGTGCCGACATTGAATGAATAATCCCCGGGGCATTCGATGTAGTCTCCGGTCCCGTCAAAAACTCCAGAAGCGGTCCCGAATTTGAAATCCGCGGTGCTTAATTGGGCATTCCCGTAAGCAGTGAAAGAATTTCCGGCTTCATCAATGAAGGACGTGCTTCCATTGGTGCCATCAAAATGCAGCAACAGCGCAACGGAAACCAAGGCATGCGAATACGCGAGTCCGGTAAGACCTGATGCCGATTCGCGCAGCGTGTTTGAGACGCCATCATAAAATCGAATGTTGTAGGTCGTCCCGGGTTCCGGGCCGATGCTGCCAATGTTCTGATTGATAAGTTCCGCGGTCTGCTGGGTCCGATCGCGATGCGACCATGTGACGGCAACCCCATTTATCGAAATGCTTTGCGGATATTGGGTTCCGTTGATATGCACTCCGCCGGGCGCGTATGGCCGATTGTGCCTGCGCGAGAAAACCTTGGTGTCGGTCGGAGCGGCAGCGGGAAGCAAAGTGCCTTGTCCGGTCGATGGCAAAATTTTTGCATAGACCTGATTATTGTAGGCGTATTCGGTTTCGTCGACCGCCTGATATCCATCGGCAAACCAGATGCGCGCTCCGATGCTGTGCGACTGCGGGACCGTATCTAGAACCCCGCGATCAACCGACACGGTGCCGGCAATCAGGTTGATCGAATTGACCTTGACGTATTCCATGTCGCCGATGATCGCGTATCCGCCAGCGACGACAAGATCAAGGTCCACGCCATCAGCAAGCGAAATAGTCGATGTGACCGCGGGCGAAAGCGCTGCAGCAAGCGTCGCATGCGGGCAAAAATCACCATCCGATTTATAGGTAACACTGTTGCTTAATCCGGTCCACAATTCATAGTCAAGCGCATCGCCGCTAGGCCGCGCAGCAAGCGTTTCAAGATACGCAGAAAGCGGATCGATGTAATCGAAGTCAGCGGCCGAAAGCCCCGTCGCCAAATCCCAATAAGGGGTTTCGATCAGCATCCGATAAGGCGCAGGCGCAGGCGCGGTCGTCGGGTTCGTCCATTGCGGCGGCTGATCAACGATGTAGCTGTTCGTCGGAAAGGCGAAAATGTCCTCCGCGCAATCGATCGTGATCGTTCCATCCTGCAGCGTCCCGCGATTCACTTCGAGGACGCGAAAGACGACATCATCGATCCCGTAATCGGGCCATGAAAGGCGTATGACGTTTCCGGGGATCTCCGCCCATGCCTCGCGATTTGCTTTCAACCTGATGCGCGACAGCGGCGTTGACGAATTGTTTAGATCGCGCTGCGCGACGCGCTTTGCAATTGCATCGTTGCTGATCCCGGGATATTGCTTCGTCTGATTGATGACGGTGCCTTGCGTGGTGATGTTCGCCAAATCCTGAACCGTGACCGCGACATCCTTGTTGGTCGTCATGCTGCGATAGATGACCGTGATTTCGTTGACCGTTTCGCCCCATCCTTGCCGCTGATAATCATCAGCAGAAAGCAAATTGCTCGGGTCATAAAGCGGTAGGTTTGCTTTGACGTAATCGCCGCGAATCAGCTTGATCGCGAATTTTCCTGTGTCGGCGGTGACGTATAGGACGCCGCCGATATGATCCAGAACGACGCGAATGAAATCCTCGATCGATGACTGCTGATTCCAGATGATCGAAAGCCCGAACCCCTCGGCATAAAGCGCGTCGGCGACATTCTGGAAAACCGTGTGATCAAGCGATCCTGTCGGGTATCCCATCCCCCACGATGTATCGGTCAAAGACTGGTAGATGATATGCGCGGGATTCATATCGCCAGAGATTTCGGCCTTTGCCGAATACCATGCGCTGCCGCTGGACCACCCCTGAAGGATGCGCTTCACCTTGAATGCCCAAGGCTTGACGTAAGGGTTATTTGCGCTGACCTGTCCTTGCTTCCAAACCGCGCTCAAAATTCCGCGGAAAGCGGAAATCGGGGTCCCAAGCTTGGACGAAAGATATGCGTTCGCCGCCTGCGAAGCATCGCCCATCAGGATGTCCATTCCGCCGACGATGCCGCCCTCTTTCTTGTCGCCGCCAAATAGATCGGGCTTGCTGATCGCGATGGTTGAAGTTGCGGTGACGCTTCCGGACCAAGCTTCGCGCTCGCCGACATCGATCCGCTGGACCTCATCGACAGGCCCGTGGCTTAGGCCGAAATGCAGGCCCATGTAATACCGATAGCCGACCGTGACTTTTTTCTTACTGCCCATCTTGCGCTTGCTCCGATTCTGCGACGCGAACGACGTTCTCTGCCATTGCGTCGTTCGTTGCTAAAAGATAATCGGCCGGAATTCCATTCGCAAGGAAATCAGCCCAGCTTAAATTGTGCCGCTTGAAAAATTGCCTCGATCCACGGTTGCAATATCCAAGCGCGCCAAGGTGCCGGTGATAAACGATCGTCATTTTTTGCCGCCATCCGATTTGATCGGGGTAGTGCGCAAATCCCCATACCAAAGGACGTTCGATCCGGTGATCGTCACCGTTCCGAAAATGACAGGAATCGGTCGCCCCTCTTGCGCGACCGGCGCATCGAAATCGTCAAGCGCTGCAGGCTTAGGCGCGGGCGGCTTAGGCGCCAGCGCGATGCTCAGGAGCGCGGATGCAACAAGAACAAGGATCGCGGTGAATGGGTCCACTTTGCATGCCTTTCAATAGATCGGGGTTCCAGCGAACGGGTTTTTCTGTGGGATATGGGGAAAGCCGCCGAAATTGACCGCGTTTGAAAATTTAGAATTGCAGGTCGAAAGCGTATGGTCGCACCCGGGCCAAATCCGGACCAGCGCGCCGACAGGCATTCCGATGATCGGAAAATTTATCGTGACATCGACGCCAACGTTCGATTGAATCGCGCGGCGCTCAGTGATGCCGCCGCCGCGATCCCATTCAAGATAGCCGCCGCCCAAATATCCGTCGCCAACCGAAAGGGTCGAAAGGCCGATGACCGTTCCGGTGACTTCGTTGACCGTTGCGCTGAATGAATGAGTGGTTTTCTGGACCCCGCATTGCGGAGAATATAGAACGTGCGGGCATTGCCGCTGATAGAGCCGCCGCAGGCCCGGCCGCTTGATCGATGTATAAAGGCTTTCGCAGCTTAGATCGGCGATCTGCCCGTTCCATGCGACGTTCAGGACGCGCCCCTTCCAGACGACTATCGACTCGTCATCGACAT